GAAGAACTCAAAGAGTTTAAGCAATTAAGCAAAGACCTAATAAAAAAGTATTACGGTGAAGAATATAAAGATGGAAACATTAGTGATTTAATCTTAAAAATATTTAGAAATGAAAACAATTAAACAAGGGAAGATACTAAAGGATTTCCAAGTTGCTAAATTGAAAGGGGAATTTTTAGACGAAAGCCATTATCACACATTAATAAATGAAGATTGTGATGGTTACGATAATTATGGAAATATGCTTTTTAGGTTTAGGAAAAACAGGTTTCCAGAGGACACTTTAAAACTTGGATATGATTCTTTTAAGAAAAGCATACAATTAACTGAGGGTCGTGGCATAACCAGCGGAAGTAGCCATAAAAGAATAAGAAAAGACGGAAGCGTTAGTAATATAACTGTTGGAAATAAAGTTTTTAGCGGGAATGTAGGCTATATGGATAGCGGTGCGATGGTTAAATATTGTAGACTGACAGCTTTCGGTCGTGACCATTTTGAACAATTCCAAGCTGGAATTCCTTTTGTAAAACAAGTAGATGATTTCTATAAAGAATTGTGTCCAGAACATTACAGCAAACAAAAGGCATTAGCAGACAGCACAAACAGGAACTATGTAATAAGTGACACCAGTTTTACCACTATAACAGTTAATAAAACTTTTAGAACGGCTGTTCATCAAGATGCTGGTGATTTCCGTGATGGTTTTGGCAATTTAGTAGTTTATAACGATGGGAGTTATGACGGTGGGTATTTTTGTATGCCTCAATACGGAATAGCTATAGACGTACAAAACACTGACGTATTATTTGCAGACGTGCATCAATGGCATGGAAATACAGAAATGAAATTGCGTGACGGATTCGATGAAATATTAAGAATCAGCTTTGTACTTTATTATAGAGAAAATATGTTTAAATGCAAACAACCGAGTGAACAATTAAAAGAAGTAAAACAAAACAAATTAGGGTATTTAACATTATGAAAAAATTTAAAATGGGTAGATATTGCGAACTAAATAATGAGGATGAAGTTTCAGAACTCACTGAATTTGTTGACTTTAGGGAGCCTAAATACCGAAGAAAAGTTTTTTTAGATTTTTATAAATTCCACACAAAATATAGGGGTCACGCTGGAGCTGTTTATTATTGCATACCACACTTGGTAGATGAACTTTCATTAACTAAAGAGGAAAGCCTTTGGTTGTGTTTTATCAACGGGTGTAGTCAAAACATAATAACTTCATATCTTATTTTTAAAAAGTTTAATGATATTAAAAAATTGGATTTGCAGGAATTAAAAGAATGGTATTATAAAAACTATAAGAAGTTCGGTTGGGATACCGATAGGAGGTATTTTAAAAATTCATTTATTGAATGTGTTGATAATTATTTGTCATTAATTGGTGGCGGAACTCAAGTTGATTATTTTGATTCAATTTGTAATTCAAGTGACAAAAAAAGTAATTTCAGGAGATTGTGGGGGGTTGTTAATGATGATTTTTTATATTTTGGTAGATTGAGTTCGTTTAGCTATATTGAATATCTTGATATAATTGGTTTGAATATAGAATGTGACAGTCTTTTTTTGGGGGAAATTAAAGGTAGTAAATCACACAGGAACGGTTTATGTAAAGTTTTAGGTAGGGACGATTTAGAATGGACAAAAGAAAACTATGTTGAATATAGTGATGACATAATTAACTGGCTAAAATTAGAAGCTGAATCTTTACTGGAAGAAGCTAAAGATTACATTGATTTACCTTTTGTGAATTATTTTACTCTAGAAACAACGCTATGTTGTTACAAGGGTTGGCATAGGAAAAATAGAAGATATCCAAATGTGTATAATGATATGATGTTTGACCGATTAAAATATGCTGAAAAAAATTGGGGAGAAATTTTTGACATTTTTTACAGGGCAAGAAAAAAATACTTAACAGAATACCTTAGATGTGAAGATAACCCAAACAAGTTAAAAATATGTAAAGAGAAACAAAACCATTACAGAACAACTGGTGAAGTTATAATGATGGATGAAGAATATGAATATTATAAAAACAACTTTAGAAAGAATACACTATGGGATTAAATATTTTAATAATTGGAGAGTGCGGTGTCGGGAAAACACACGTAATGAAAAGCATCATAAAAGAATTAAATTTAACTGAAGAGGGGAAAGTTGGAACGCTGAATTATTTAGTTGGTGGTAATTATATTTTGACTGGGAAATATGTCGGCGAAGTGTTTGACGGGAGTGATAAACTTTCAATGAGTGTAATGCTTAGTCTTAAAGAATTTTTATCAATAAATACTGGTAAGATTATTTTTTATGAGGGCGATAGGTTTATGAATAAGAATTTCATTAAGGCTGCAAAGCCTTTTATAATTAAAATTTTAGGCAATGGGAATGAAGGTAGGATAAAAAGAGGTAGTGACCAATCTGGTAGACATTTGTCAAGCGTATCAACAAGGGTTTCAAATATTACACCAGCACTTGAACTGAAATCAAGTTCAGTATGTTTTGAGGTTTTAAACGGGTGTATTTCTTTGTCAAATACCGCTGAAGGTTTTCTTTCTGAATTAAATAAAGCTAAGTTAGAACATAAAACGAACCAACAAAGTTTATTCTAATACAAAGCAACAAAAAAAAGCATAATATTCAATAAATAATTATATTTGTAAAATAAGTAACGTGGAAATTACTAAAAATTTATTAAAACCCTTACTAAGTGATGCCGTCCACGTGGCTAACTTGGTAGGGGTTTATTTTAAAATAACGTGGAAATGAATAAAAAAGACTCTTATTGGTTTAGGCATGACTCAACAGCTGGTCGTGCTTTAAAAATGCGTAAAATGTCGCACATTTATGGTCATTGGGGAAAGGGTATTTATTGGGATGTTGTAGAAATATTACGTGACCAAGAAAACTATCAGTTTGAAAACGATGAATCAAGTCTACAAATGTTAGCTGATTTAATAGGGTGTAAAGATGAATCTAAATTTTTAAGTTGGTATAAAGATTCAGTCAAGTTTGAGTTATTAAAAGAAGAAAATACTATGTTTTTTAGCCCAGCATTGACGGAAACTATGAAAAGATGGGATTCTTCTAAATCCAATGGTAGAAAGGGAGGTAGACCAAAGAAAAACCCAAACGAAACCCAAACGAAACCCAAACGAAACCTAACTCATAACCCAAACGAAACCATAACAGTACATAACATAACAGAACATAACAATATAAACTGGTCTAAACTGCTAAACAAGTTTAACAGCATTACGGGTAAAAAAAGTAGAGTAGTGCCAGACAAAGCTAAAAAGCAAATCTTAGCACGTATAAAAGAGGGCTATACAAAGACAGATATTTTAAAAGGAATAGAAAACTGTTACAAAGACCCATACCATAAAGAAACAAATCATAAATACTTAACATTAGAATTTATTAGCAGACCAGATAAGTTAGAAAAGTTTGTAAACGTTACACCAATAGCAAAGAAAAAAGCTCCACAGTATAAAAACGACTGGAGATGATAGTACAAGATAACGAAGGTCTACAATATCTAGAAGATTTAAAAAACGGTTTAATTCCGTTGGGTCTTGGAATAGATTGTAGCTTAGATGACTATTTAAGATTTAAACGTGGTCAACTTGTAATGATTAACGGTCACGACAATGTTGGGAAAACTTACTGGATTGTCTATTATTTTTTATGCTTAACTATTAAACACGGTTTAACTTGGACTATTTACTCCAGTGAAAATATGATAGCTAATATTAAAAGAGATTTAATTCAATTTAAGACTGGTAAAAAATTAGCAGATTTAACAGACCAAGAGTTTTATAAAGAATTTACAGAAATTAGCCACTATTTTAAATTCGTAGACATAGAACAACTTTATACAGTTAAGAAACTTCAAAACGTATTCGCTGAATCTGATACAGACGGTTATTTAATTGACCCGTTAACCACTTTATTAAATGATAAAATATCTGTAAACAAACACGAAACAGATAACGAACATATTTTAATGTTAAAGACTTGGATAAAAAAGAATAAAAAAGCTTTGTATATTAACACGCATTGTTCAACAGAATCAACACGTAAAGTTTACGCAAGAGAACACGAATTAGCTGGACATATTTGTCCTCCAAATAAGGCAGATACAATAGGCGGACAGAAATACGCTGACAGAGCTGACGATTTTATTACTATACACCGTTTAGTTCAACACGAAAGTGATTGGATGAACACGCAAGTACATGTAAGAAAAGTAAAAGACACACAAACAGGAGGTAAAGGGACATTCCTAGAAAATCCAGTTATTTTTAAATGCCATTATACAGTAAACTTTTTAGTTGATGATATAAACCCGTTAACACAAAGACAACCAAGTGAACCGAAAATAGAACCTAATTTTAATTTCGCTCCAGAACACGAACCAGAAGAA